CGCTTGTCCATCGGAGATAGTTGGTAGTGCAAAACTAAGATGTAATTTGCGCCACGTACGCAACGGATCCTGTATACTTCCGTTGCATCCAGCCCCAGCATCGTAAAACACGCGCCCCAAAAAGTTGACATGGCCGTCCTCTCTACGGATGCACTTGAGTGTTAACCCAAGGTGTCCTGCAGCGCGTTCGAGGTAGACAGCCTTAATCGGGGAGACTCCGTCATCGCCAGCGGCGGCGCCAAGCAAGTCGTAAGCCATTTGATGGTTTAGACCCGCTTCGCGACCAGCGCAATACGAGACGAAGGTGCATGTATTGGTGTTGCTATCGGTAGTCAATGGAGAACCAGAGAGTACCGACGACTCAGGCTCGTAGGCCAATCCATTACTGGTGCAAGCGCGCGGGTTGATTTCCGCTTGAAGGAGGGAGCTCAATTCGGTCTTAAACCGCTCCGCGACCCAAGCGAGGTATGAAGCTCGCTCGACGTGGGTTCTCAACCATCGGGACACAGTCCCGTCTAGTCGCGAATAGTCGGTCTCAGAAAGCACTCTAAAGCTACGTGCCAGCGTAACTATGCGGTCCGCGATCTCAGCGGGCTTCTTTCCTGGCATATACCAGGGTTGCCGATACAACACATCGCGCTTGAATGCGTAAGTATACGCACTCAATTGCAACGTGTGTTCGGCGCCCACGGTGGAAATATTTCGCGGATCGCCGGGTTTCTGATAGGACTCCCCCTTCATAAACGCGCGTACGGATACGGGGTTGACAGCCCCTATCCATTGCAGCACCTTGTCCGAGCGACCCCTCTGGGTAGGACGCGATTGCAACTCCACTACTTCCTGTATCTCCAATGGGGATCCCAACCCCTTTTTGTCACCAATGACCTCGTCGACGAACTGCTTGGCATAAGTCAAGTAGCGCGATGGCGGGGTAACATCGTTCAACACCTTAGTGACTCGCCCAGTCACTGAGGCGTAATCATTGTTGTAAGAACGATTCGGAACTAAGTCCGGTTTGGTGACAAGTGGCGGCGCCACGGCTCGGCCTAACTCCTTCCCATCCTCTGACACTAGAGGCAACGCATGTTGGTAGCGTAAGGGTTGGAGAAGGCCGGCACCACCGCTGGGCGCAGGTGGTGGCGCTTGAATTTGCTGTTTGGCAATTTCAAACAACGCCGGGGCGTCGACTGGTGCGG